CGAGGCTAATCAACTAGCCTTTGTACACGACGAATTACAATTTGAAACCACCCCTAAATATGAACACGACATTAGATACATACTTGAGGTATCTGCTGGTAAGTCTGGTGAATACTACAGTACTAGACTACCAATTGCAGCAGAATCCAAGTCAGGAAGGACATGGGCGGAGGTACATTGAAACTACTAATTGACGCCGACTTCATTGTTTATAAATGCTGCGCTGCAGCTGAGACAGAGATTGACTGGAGTGAAGATGTAGTCCTTGTTACTAGCCGCTTTAGCGAAGCTTACAAGGCAGTGCTACATGAAATCATGAGGATTAGAGATGAGTTCGGTAATCATGCTGAACCTATTCTATTCTTCTCCCATTTTGATAATTTTAGGAAAAAAATCTACCCGGAGTACAAGGGTCATCGAAATCGTAAGAAGCCCTGTGGTTATAAAAGGGTTATATCAGCACTACATGATGACTACCAAGTAGTTATCTTACCAGAGTTAGAAGCTGATGATGGTATGGGTATATATGCTACTAAATATCCTGGCAATGTTATTGTAAGTCCAGATAAGGACATGCGACAAATACCTGGACCACTTTATGACTTCAAAGAATACACACTCATCGATGAAACTGATGGTAGAAATTGGCATTACATTCAGACTCTTGCCGGTGACGCAACCGACGGCTATAGCGGTGTTCCTGGCATTGGTGTTAAACGTGCTGTAACATTGTTTGAGAAGACAGGTTATAACTGGCAAACAATTAAAGATGCATTCGCTGCAAAGGATCTTGATGAAGATATGGCGTTGTTGAATGCACGTCTTGCAAAGATCCTTACTAAAGACTATTATGATGACGAGCGACGAGTACCTATCCTCTGGACTCCCGAGACCGATAACAGAGATGACTCTGGAACAGGATCTGGAGATGAGGAAGTTTTATGATGCTATCTCACAAAATGAGGTAGAGAAGAATGATTTATTGACAGTTATAATGGCACTCAAGCATCAGAATTTCATTCTATCCAACTCAATGATGAACTTAGTAAAGAAATGGCCAACTACTTCCACCTTAGCAACACCCCAGGCAACACCAACGACAAAGGACCAGACTACTACAAAAGAGGTAAAGCCCAGGTTTGGGACTTTATTCGGGATAACGATCTAAACTTCCACCTTGGTAATGCAGTTAAATACATTGCCAGGGCAGGATATAAAGACAGTAAACAAGAAGACTTAATTAAAGCAATCCACTACCTAGAGAATGAACTCGAACACACCATCAACACTACAGCAACAAGCCCAGGAGTTTCGGGAGGCGTATCGCCTACCTTACTCAAAGACAGTATCCCAGAGATCGGTTCAAAAGGGTCTAATAGTGGAAGAGTTCAAAGAGTTCTTGGAAGCGGAGGGGATGCTGTTCAGACATGATCCAGCATTCACAACAGATACATTAAAAGAATTAGCAGACTTGGTCTACGTATGTTACCAGTATGCTGAAAGCATGGGTTGGGATCTTGATGAAACAATGAATCGAGTGCATCAATCAAACATGTCAAAGCTCGGAGAAGATGGTAGACCCATCTACCGAGACGATGGCAAGGTCTTAAAAGGCCCAAACTACAAACCACCTACATTAACAGATTTGATATGACACAAGAACTAATCTCCCGTACAGGTCGGGTACAAAATTGGATAGACAATCCTGAGGGACGATTGCCAGTATCATGCACGGTCTATATCGTAGAGGATTCTATGGATGAAGGACGTGACTCAATTGAAAACAGCTGGAGATTCGTCTCTCATGCTCTCCGATATGGAGCAGGAGTTGCAGTTCATCTATCAAACCTCAGACCCAAAGGAAGTGAAAACGGCAAAGGTCTTACGGCTTCTGGCCCTGTATCATTCGGCAAAATCTACTCAACATTAAATGAAACTCTTAGGCGTGGCGGTGTCTACAAAAATGGCGCTTGCGTCCTGCATTTGGATATCGACCATCCTGATATACTTGAGTTTATTACTACCGACAGGAGAGAACTCCCGTGGGTCAAGCGATGTGTCAATCTCACTACCGAAATGTGGGACGACACAAGCGAAGGGCTACGGGAATCTCTGCTACACGGAATTAAAAGTGGAGACATTTGGCTCAACAAAATAAAGCATGATAAGAATGGAAAAAGAATCTACGGGAATGTATGCCTTGAAGTATACCTGCCCTCACGAGGCACCTGTTTGCTCCAACATGTCAATCTCGGTGCCTGTGATATCAGAGAAATCCCCACGGCTTTCTATAGCGGTATGTCCGAGCTGTGCGATCTCCATGGCAGAACAGGTGTTGGAGAATCTGGAGAGTATCTTCCCTCGACAACAGACCGACAAGTTGGACTGGGAATGCTCGGACTCGCCAACCTCTTACGGAGGTACAAAGTAACTTACAAGGAGTTCGGCTATGCCCTTGAAAAACTCAACATGGACGCCATTGACACCTCACTTGGAGAAGCAAAGAACATTGCACTTCAATTTAAAATGGGTGTTGACTCGGCTGCTAACGTTGCCCGCAGTCATAACATGGATAGGGCTTTTGCTATCGCTCCAACTGCTAGTTGTAGCTATCGAAGCACTGACGTGGACGGCTACACAGCAACACCAGAAATCGCCCCACCAATCGGACGTAAAGTAGACAGGGACAGTGGTACATTTGGTGTCGAACCTTATGACTACGGTCAAGTCGAGATAGCGTCAGAAGTAGGCTGGGATGCCTACAAGAAAGTAGCAGATCAAATCATGATCATGCTAGACAACACGGGACTTCTTCATGGATATTCACACAACTCTTGGAGTGATGTGGTAACCTACGACAATGCGTTCGTTGAGGAGTGGCTGGCTTCGCCCCAGACCTCCCTTTACTACAGTCTACAGGTGATGGGAGACACACAGGATAAGAGCGATGTCTACGCGGCATTAGATGAGTCCTCAGTTGAAGATTACTTGGCAGACATTTTAAACAACAAACAACCAGATTGCAACTGTCAAGAGTAATGAGAAAGAACCCATACGAACAACTAATGGACCGTAAGCGGAAGTGGTCCCCCGTACAAACCACCGCCGGGAAACTAAGAGAAGGAAGTGAAGAGACGATATATCGGGCACTGGCGATACGCCACATGGAATTACCGGTTGGTGACTTCATTAGAGAGACTCTTAACAGTGAAGTTCCATCACACTCACGGGAACTTCTGGAGTCGAATGTTACGGACGAAGAAAACCATGACCTCGCTCTCGGTTACATTGCCAACGCTATCGGTACTGATCCTAAGTCTGAAGCAGAAGCCCTTAAACTCCGAGAAGCTTGGACTTCTCATCCAGATCACACGATCCTCAAGGCACTTGTTGCCGAGCGTGCAATTTTCTTTGTACTACTCCCTTTTTTTAGGTTTAACGGTGACGCTGGTTTACGAACAGTAAGTGCAGACATTTCAAGAGATGAACAAATACACGTGGCTGCTAACAGTCTTGTATGTAGAGAGTTGGCTCTTTCTCCTAGTCCAAGTTTGGATAAACTTAGGAAGGCCACCATTAACTGGATTATGGAACCTCTAGGTATAAATACTACTGACAAATATTTGGACAAAAAATTCTGGCTAGATACAAGTGATCGCTTAATGTATGAGGGTAAGGCTCCAGAACTTTCCGACACACAGAGAGCAAGAATGCCATCCTTCTTTGAACATAGCAATGTCAATCTCCCGCAGTATGCTTGAGGCCGTAGTCGGTCCTCAATTTAACAACTACCTCCTGGATGAACTCCGGGAGGTCTTCCCACCCAGTGATCCTATCCCGACGGATACGGTATCACATATAATGTACAACGCTGGCCAACAGTCAGTAATTCAATGGTTAACTAAACGAATGGAGGAAGAGAAATGAGTTGGATGGCAGGCACTGGTCCAGTTAAAGATATAAGTGCAGTAGGTATAACTAGAGGGTTATCCGAAGACTGGTATAGCGATACAAGTAGTAAAAAAGAGATCAAGAAGGGTAACTTCTGGGACATTATCGACAACCCCCTCTACCAAGTAGCAGCTGAATCTTCCGGTATTAACTGGGCTGAGTGGGTTGAGGATGCTAAAGGTAGGGTAGGTACTAGTGCTGATTCAGGATCAACAAGAGTACGTGCAGTAGTTAAGCCAGGGAAGAAACCTAGTAAGGGGATAAGACGTATGAGAGAAGGACAAACCAGCACCTACGATATACCTGGTACTCCAGCTGAATACGAATGGATGACTAGAGATGAAGCTGATGAAAGAGGCTTATCTTATGATGATGATGGAGGTGGAACATTACGTTGGAGAAATAAAGATACTGGTGAGATACATATAGGTATAGATGTACGTTCAGAAGGTGGGAAAGGTAATCGATATGATGACGATAAGTGGGAGATGCTACAGGACTGGGGTATACATAATGAAGATGTAGCTGATGATCTAGATGGAATGCAGAGATGGTTACTTGACATCGTTCAGATAAACGATCATCTACCTGAGATCATTCGAGAAGGTCCGAAGGGTGAACACTATGGTATCGAAGGTGACATCTGGGAACACTATGGTTTAGACCAAGAGATAGAACCTCCTAAAGAAATGGATTGGGATTCATATGATAAGAAGATGCAGTTAGCCACACCTGTTATGAGTGAAGTAGGTTACAGCACACCACAAGGTATTACACCAGTAGATTTACACGGAGATTAATTATGTCAACAGGTTTTGATGTAGCAGGTTTTAGGTACGGTAATTACGGTAACCCTGGACCACAACAAGTACCAGGTCACGGTCAAGAGTGGTTTGGTGGAGCAGATATTAACGCAGCAACGAGTCAAGGTGCTAGTAGCTTCCAACTAATGCAGCTTCTTAATAGAGCCAAGCGTGAACACGGAGAGCAAAAAACAGCAGGCTGGACTGGACCTGGTGGGTCAGATTCACTCGGTAGGTTCGCTATTGGGTACGGTCCAGCTGCAGAGAAGCGTATTGCCCAGATAAGCACACCTTATGGTTGGACGTTTGAACACCACGGTGGTTACGGTTTTGATATGGGTGACATTGGTGATCTTGATACACTAGGTCAAAAGAAAGAGCTGAGAGATTTTGCTAATCTCCATGGTCTTGAGATAGGAGCTGGAGTCGATGATCATATCCAAGGGTTAGAGGTAGAAGCAAGGGATTTAAGAATACAAGCAGACGCTGATGCAAGAGACGAGAGACATAGACTTCATCAGCAGGGCCTTGCAGATCAACAGGCAGCACGAGATGCTGAACGTTTAAAACAAGAATCAGAGTT